TATAAAAAAATTGCCGATAAACAATCTGATTATACCATTAGAAATGCCCTTATTCGTATTTCTAATGGTATAATAGAAGATTATGATAATGGTTTAGAACCAATTAATTATTGTTAAGGAGAATAAGATGAACTTTACTGTGTACAGCAAAGATGGGTGTAATTATTGCTACAAGATTAAAACAGTCCTGGAGTTGACGGGTAGCAACTTTGTGACTTATAATCTCGATGAACACTTCACCAAAGATGAATTCTATTCAGAATTTGGTGAAGGCTCCACTTTTCCTCAAGTCGTCTGTGATGACCAAAAACTTGGTGGATGTACGGATACAATTAAATTTCTGAGAGAGAAACAAATTGTCTGATTCAAAACTAAATACTTCTAACCATAGAAATCGTGGGGTTGAGGTTATTCTATATGGAGGAAAAAGAAGGCAACAAAATCCTTTTCATATAATTCTTGAAAAGATGGTGTGCTTTCTGAATCGAGAAGTCGCCATCTATTTTGAATTTTCTCTCTCATTGAAGAAGAAATCAAAAAAATCTCCCGGAGAAAGCAATGTTAGCAACTAGTTTGGTTTTTGGCTCATTTCTGATTATATTCGCACTCGTTCTCGGTCTCGTTATTGGATGGGTTGCCAGAGAATACATGATGAATTATCAGGATCGACCAAAACTTCATCCGGAGTTTTTTGATGATAAAGGAAATATCATTCCAGATGAAGTCGTCGCCGTCAGTTTCAATCCTGATTATTTTGGTTTCGGGGATCTTGATGATGACGATGATGACGGTGATGATGAAGAATAAATAACTCAAATCATTTTAGATTCTGTTTAATATGACAACGACACAAAAGAAACCGACCGTCAGAGCCAAGACTTCTGCTCCGGTCATTGCACAAAAAGAAACTCCCATTAAGAATCTTCCCTCGAATCCTTTTACATTTGAGATCCTTCAACTGGCATCATCTCAGAAAGCCAATGCCAAGAAGGTGGAAGTTCTTCAGAAGTATGATCACCCTTCTCTCAAGTCAATCTTTATTTGGAACTTTGATGAGACAATCATCTCAGCTCTTCCTCCGGGTGAAGTTCCTTATGCGAGCGTTGGTGAACAAAATTCATTTAGTGGTACAATCTCCGAAAAGATTGGCGATGCCGTAAATAAGATGGGTGAACTTCAGAGCAATTCCCTCGGATCTCAGGATCAGGGCCACACATCAATTCGTAAGGAATATCAAAAATTTTATAATTTCGTCAAGGGTGGTAATGATGGTCTGAGTTCTATTAGAAGAGAAACCATGTTTATCAATATTCTTCAAGGTCTTCATCCACTTGAGGCCGAGATTCTTTGTCTGGTAAAAGATAAAAAACTCGGTGAAAAATATAAGATTACTAAGGAGATCGTATCTCTGGCATTCCCGGATATTCAGTGGGGTGGCCGTTCATAATATTTTTTAATTGGAGTGTTTATCATGGCAAATAATAGTGGAGTGTCCGAAAAGACAACTCAAACGGGGAAAACTATGGAATCATGGACAGCATCAGAAAAGGAAACCTGCAAGTCCGTTTATGGCTGTGAGATTATGATTCAAAACGGTTCTTATAGTGAAGTGTGTACCAAGGAGGCACCTAATGATGCCTATATTGTGAAATATATGTTGGATAACAAGATATGTTTTGATCTCACCAGAGGTAGCAGAATTAAGATTTTTGATATGTACTGGGATAAGTTCAGGAATAATGTCAAGAGTATTGACTTTGGTTATGGTCGAATTAACCCGAAACTTTGGGGTTATCAGAAGCCCCAAAAGAAGAAGAGAAAAGGGTGAATCAAAGGAGGGGTCTTGACCTCTCCTTTTTTTGTGCTAGACTGATTCGGCAAAGACGCAAGAGCCCATGGACAGAGAAAAGGTTAAACTCATTGTCCGAAATCTTGAACTTCTTATTGATGCTCTGAAAGCCGAAATCTATACTGACACTAATGTCCTAGAATCTCGGAGTTCATTGATTTATAATGATTATGATGAAGTTTTCGAGGACGAAATTTAATGACGCAGCGTGCAAAAAAATTGATTAAACTCATGGAACGATTGGTTCGTCAGGATCATCTGTACTCGGATGAACAACTTCATGAGATGAAATCTCAGCTCAAGATTCTTAAGGAAGAACTGGCTGGTATTGAGGCAAAAACATCGAAAGGATTTGGAAAGAAATGAATGTAAAATTTGTCAGTGTAACACCGGATGCCGAGAAGACCATGGCCTATATTGCCAGGGTCTCGAATCCGAAGAATCAGAACAACGATAATTATGCGAAACTTCTTGCATATTGTATTAAACATCGTCACTGGTCCGTGTTCGAGCAGGCTTTTTTGACTCTCGAAATAGAAACGACCCGAGGTATTGCGGCCCAGATTCTGCGGCACAAATCCGTATTTTTCCAAGAATTCTCTCAAAGGTATTCTGATGCCACTGAACTGGGTATTATTCCCGTACCAGATCTACGTCGTCAGGATACAAAGAATCGCCAGAACTCAATCGATGATATTCCGGAAACCGTAAAGGAATCTTTTCAACACAGAATTCGTCAGCATTTTGATGCCGCCGAAGATCTTTATAATGATCTCCTTAAGGCCGGAGTGGCCCGTGAATGTGCCCGATTTGTTCTTCCACTTGCAACACCAACTCGCATGTATATGACGGCTTCTTGTCGCAGTTGGATCACCTATATTGCACTCCGAGAAAAATCCGGAACTCAGAAAGAACACATGGATATTGCAAAGGCTTGCAAGGCAATCTTTGCCGAACAGTTCCCCAACTGTTATGAGGCCCTTGGTGGTGATGCTGACTGGAACATCTAAATATATTATCTTGATTTCCTAACAATGGCACTATATCCAATTTGGAATCCCGAAACGGGTGAAAAGAGAGTAATCGAAATGAGTGTTCATGAGATTATGGAGTGGTATCAAAATAATAAGCCCTGGTGCCGAGACTGGTCCGAAGGAGCCGCCGGTATTGGTGAGCTGGGTGAATGGAAAGATAAATTGATCTCCAAGCACCCCTCATGGAACGAAGTACTCGCCAAGGCAAGTGCTGCACCCAAATCAACCGTAAAGAAAATCTGATATGACAAGAAAAAAGAGGTCCGACCAGTCATCTATTGGAATTGGTCTTACGACTCGTCAGACGAAGCGTAGAAAGCCCATTGGTCGAGAGCATCTACTTGAGATTGATCCTCTAACAGAAAATCAGAGACTTCTCTATCAGCATTATGATGAAGGCAAACACCTCTTTGCTCATGGGGTTCCTGGTTCGGGTAAGACCTTCATTCTTCTCTATAAGGCTCTCAAAGAGGTGCTTGACGAACGGTCTCCTTATGATAGAGTGCTTATCATGAGAAGTGCCGTTGCAACCCGAGAGATCGGCTATCTTCCTGGCAGTTTGGAAGAGAAGATTGGAAACTTTGAAATTCCCTATAAGGGTATGGTAAAGTATATGTTCCAGATGCCGGGTGAGATTGACTTTGAGATGCTCTATGGTAATCTCAAGGCTCAGAACACCATCGCCTTTGATTGCACCTCGTTTCTCAGGGGCACGACCATTGACAACACCATTATAATTGTTGACGAGGCCCAGAACCTCTCGGCCCATGAATGCTTCTCGGTCATCACTCGTTGCGGAGAAGATACCAAAATTATGTTCTCGGGTGATATTGAGCAGTCTGATTTCACAAAAATCTCGGAACGTAATGGTATTCTGGATTTCATTCGTATCATTGATATTATGCCTTCCTTCAAAAAGATTGAATTTGGCGTTGATGATATTGTCCGCTCACCCCTCGTAAAAGAGTTTGTAATTGCCAAAAAATCTCTTGGATTATGATAACAAAAAATGAAGAACTAAAGTTTAATTTTATTGATGCACAACTTCCGGTACTAGAACGAGTCAATATTGACAATACTCGTTATTATAAAGTCAAGGACGGAGACAAATTTCTTAAACTTGTCTCCATCACTTCGGTAATCAGTCATTATAATAAGGAGATCTTCGTCAAATGGCGTAAGCGAGTCGGAGAAGAAAAGGCCAATAGAATCACTCAAAGGGCCACAAGTCGAGGTACGGACACTCACACTCTTATTGAAAACTATCTTCTCAATAAGGATCTTCCAGAGGTTCAACCTCTTTCCAATTTCCTCTTTAAGATCGCCAAGGGAACTCTCAATCGAATTAACAATATTCATTGCCTTGAGGGTTCTCTGTTCAGTAAGATTCTTGGTGTTGCCGGTACAACCGATTGTATTGCCGAATTTGATGGTGAACTTGCCGTCATAGACTTCAAGACCGCAGAGAAACCAAAACCACTTGAATGGATTCAGCACTATTTTGTTCAGGCCATGTTCTATGGTATGGCCTATTATGAGATGACTGGTCGCAAGGTTAAGAAGCTCGTGATTATCATGACCTGTGAGAACGGAGAATGTGTGGTCTATGAGGAACGGGACCTTGAAAAATACATGGGCCTTGTGGTACAATACATCGAGAAATACGTGAAAGAAAAACTGGAGGCCATTGCCGATTCATGACATCCCTAGATAATGTTTTGGAACTAAAAATCGAATACATGATCCCACAAAATAAAGAAGTCGAAGAGGCAATCGAGAATAAGTTCCTGACACCCTCAAAGTTTGCCCAAGAAATTGAACGGATTGTTCAAGAAGAAAACGTGAATTATATTGAAGGTATTTGCCACTTCTGTGAACTCAATAATTTTGACATCGAGGCGGTGGCAAAACTGATTCCAAAGACTCTCAAGGAAAAACTCAAACATGATGCGGTTCGATTGAACTACATCAAACAGACAACAAAAGCAGTGCAACTTCCGTTTGCATGAGCCCCTTTGAAACATATCTAAAATTCCTTGGCATAAAGTATCACTTTTGTAAGCCCAAGTATGACTACTTCAAATATCAGGGAAAAACTCGGGCGTCTATTGATGCCTTTAATAAACGACGCGACAAATACTGGTATGAGAAGACTTCGAGAAAATACTCGGACAAAGAGATCACCGATTTTTTTGTTTCCAATTTCGCACTCTCATACAACCCTCAAACTTTATGGATTGGTCAAATTATAAATTCTGGAGAAGAGACTTATGCCGAATGGATGCGAAGACAGCAGAGTTTGACATACTTGTTCAAGGAGCAATCGACCGAATTGTTCTCGGAAAACGAATTCAACAGTGTCTTCGATTGCTCCAAGGGTCATCCGATACTTCTGAAAAAGTATCTCGGCGGAAGTCTCTACTTAGAAAACTTGGTGATTTACGAAAAGATCTTTTCTTTCGCAAAGAACTTTGATAAAACATTCAGTGATCCCGTCTGGGAATCAGTGAGTCTAAAACTATCAAAGTATGCACCATTTCTAAATATAGAGACGCCTCGTTATAAGAAGATCCTTAAGGGAATTCTGGGGTGTTAATCCGACAAATCCAAACTATCCAATTATCCAATTAATTCAAATGAACTTCAAAGATCTCAAAAAGCAATCCAGCCTTGGCTCCCTTACCGAAAAACTGGTGAAAGAAGTTGAAAAAATGAATTCTTCAAATTCTTCTAGTGATGAACGTTTTTGGTCACTTACAGTCGATAAAGCTCAAAATGGTGCAGCCATTATTCGATTTCTCCCGGCTCCCGATGGCGAAGATCTTCCGTTCGTCAAGGTTTATAATCATGCCTTCCAAGGTCCTGGTGGTTGGTTGATCGATACGTGCTCGACTACTATTAATCAAAAATGCCCAATTTGTGAACATAATTCTAGCCTTTGGAACTCTGGAATTGATGCAAACAAAGAGATTGCCCGCAAACAGAAACGTAAGCTCACCTACATCTCTAACATCTATGTTGTCAAGGATCCGGCAAATCCCGAGAATGAAGGTAAACAGTTCCTCTATAAGTACGGTAAAAAGATCTTCGACAAACTCACCGAAGCCATGAACCCAGAGTTCGAGGACGACACCAAAATCGATCCTTTTGACTTCTGGAATGGTGCAAACTTCAAACTTCGTGCCAAGAATGTTGCCGGTTATCGTAACTATGATTCCTCCGAATTCATGAGTCCTGGTGCTCTTCTGGATGACGATGACGAACTCGAAAAGATCTGGAAGGCTGAATATTCACTTCAAGAATTCATCGCCAATGACAAAATCAAGTCCTATGATGAACTCAAGAAGCGTCTTGATTATGTTCTCGGTCTCAAGGGCAATACTTCCCGTCGAGTTGATGAAGAAGTAGAAGACGAAGATGACTTCCGTGGTCCTTCACGAGAACTCGATGATGATCTCCGTGGTCAACTGAGTTCTCTGAAGTCCACTCGGTCCTTTGATGATGAAGACATGAGCTTCGATTCAAATAAGGCCGCAATCTCATACTTCCAAGAACTTGCCGAGGAAGAATGATCTCTAATTACCGAGAATTCTTGAGTTCTCGGTTCTAATCAATTTATCATTCACGTACTGCGATGATCTATCATAGGTCATCGCTTTTCTTGTATCATTGAGTACTTGCTGTAAATAGTTCGGTCTAAG